CGCAATGATTGTCACGTTTCGATGGCTCGTCGATTCTGGTATCCAGGCAATGTCCGAAAAGTCGATAAGACCGTTCATTTATTCTGATGTTCGTACTCGAGAGTACAACAAGGAAGTGGACCACGTTTTGGCTATTTCTGGTTCTGTATTGGCTGGTAATGGTGAGGACCTCAATGATTTTGAAGTCAAAGTTGATGAGTGCCTCAAGGCAACTGCAAGGCGGAAAAGTTTGCAACCACATGGTGCTAGTGCATACTGGTTGCAACAAAGATATGTTGCCCTAGTGGAAGTCAAGGAGAAAATCTTGTGTAGGAGGAAACACACTGCTATTCGTGAATCTCCGTTTGGCATGGGTTTAACAGGTTCGTCTGGTGTGGGTAAATCCACATTGGGCCAAATTGTGATGTCACAAGCATTACAGTCCATGGGATATGGTTATGTCCCGGAACGTGTCATCACGTATGATACTGTCGATAAATACGACTCATCTGTCACTTCTGATGTGAATGGGATGTTCATCGATGATGTTGGAAATGGGAAGCCCGACTTTGAAGAGAAGTCACCTTCTAATCTCATTATTAAATTTTTCAATAATATATGTGCTCCTGCTGTTAAAGCTGAGCTAAATGAGAAAGGGGTTGTTTTCTTTCAGTTTAAGGTTGGTGTGTTAACTTCCAATTTCGTCGACTATAATGTTCGACAATATACATACAAACCTGAGGCATCTTTGCGACGGCTGTATCACACTCGGGTGAAAATTAAGCCTGAGTACTGTAAACCTGGTAGTGTAAGTCTAGATACTGACCACCCTGATATTGTTTCATCAGAGGTGTGTAAAGACGTGTGGTTGTTAACCATTGAAGAGACTCACATAACAGAGGGGAAAAATGGCGATAAGTATGTTTTCCGTGTTTTGGATGTGACAGTTGATCCTGTCTATGATGAAAATGGACAGTTGGTGTCACCACAGGAAACAATTTATTGTAAGGATTTGGATCTGAACACGTATCTACGTGTTGTGTCACACTTGGCAAAGCGACATAAAAACAAGCAATCCAAATTGGTCAAGGACTCCGTGAAGATGCATGATATACCAGTGTGTTCTAAATGTGGAATCCTACAGCCTGCTTGTAAGTGTCTGAAACCCCAATCGATGCAATACGTCATTGAAGAGTATTTGATACCGCCTTTAAAAACGGCGATTCTTAACACGCTGTTCAGTCCGTTCTATTGGGCTTTACCACCCTTACCAGTTAAAAAATTGGCAACCAAGTTTCTCATCAGTGAGTTTGAAGATCTTTCCGAAGTTCTGAAGACTGGCATAATGTCGCATTGTCCAGATTGTATTTATGACAATATAATTGTGGACAAGATATTTGGTACGTGGATACGTGCCAGTGTTGACATTGATCTGAGGGAGTGGTACAAAAGAAATATTTGGCGTTGTATATATTCGTTGCCAGTTTTTTGGTACTTCTCTCTATCATTTTTATGCTGGATTTGGCTTGTGTGTGGTATAACAATTTTGCTCTGCCCTATGAGATATTACAGACTTAAATGTGTGAAACAGGAGCTTCTGTTAAGGCGAGACGTTATGCCTACAGAAGTCAGGGCACGGCGAGATAAGTTGTTCAAGATTGGTGTGGGTGCGACGGTACTTTTTACAGTGATTTCATATGCTCTGAGTAAATATCGAGAATCTAGAAATAAAAGGCTAGAGCCTCAGATGCTTGGGAGCGATAACATACCAACATGGTCAGGTTTTATGTATAAGCCGATGCAACTCTTGGGTCTTAAAACACAGACTGCAGTAAGAGATTCAGCGCCTGAACATGTTAGTAAAACCATAGTGAAGAGTGGCGTTTTTTGGTGTCAACTGCTTACTGAGGACTACGAACCTTTGGGATTTGTGAATATCTTTTTCCCAGAGAAATGGATTGCATTGTTACCAAGACACGTTTTCTACGAGCATGCTCGGGTGTCAAATGGCATAATTACTAGGCCTATACGCGTCATTGTGTATAGACATGGTGCTGCTGGTGGTAAGTTTGAATTCATAGTTCATAAGGATCATGTAGTCATTAGTGAACACATGGACATGGCAATGGTATTTGTTCCAAACTGTCCCGATGTCAAAGATCACACGAAGTGGTTGCCTCTCACCAAACCAAGTGGAAGGTCTCGTTGTATGATAATAGGTCGACATAAATCTGAGGTGTTTTCAGATATTGTTGCCGTCACGCACGAGACTGTTACTGACTTGTCATATTGTGATGACCACATTTATGGGGGACATTATAACACAGATCAA